CCTTCACAGTCCACACGCTATGAGCATAAAGCAATCATTCACCCAATGGCTGGGCATTGAACACAAGGTTCCAGTAATGCTCGAAAACAAAGCGGGCAAGTACATCACTTACGGTGCGTTCAACGAGTACCCATACTATCTCCTTGACAATTACCGCAGGAGTTCAAAGCACAATGCGATAGTTAACGGAAAAGTGAACTACATCGTTGGCGGTGGATGGCAGGCAGGTGAGAAGATGACCGTGGAACAGCAGGCACGTTACGCCAAGTTCTTTGACGGGTTGAGCGAACACGATGACCTGAATGACATCACCGAAAAGCTTGTCCTTGACTTGGAGATATTTAACGGCTTTGCGGTTTGCGTTCACTGGAACAAGATGGGAACCATTGCCAAGATGGAACACGTCCCATTCGAGAAAATCAGGGTTGACAAAGAGGAGCGGATGTTCCAAGTTGCGGAGTGGTACAACGATGACATGGTGCAGTTATTCCCAAAGATTGGGGACGTTGAGAAAATCCCTGCCTTTGACCCTGACAATCGCATCGGCAAGCAGTTGTTTTATTATCGGGTGTATGCCGCAGGCGTGAAGTCCTATCCCCTGCCCGAATACATGGGCGGCTTGGCTTGGATAGAAGCAGACGTGCAGGTGGCGAACTTCCACAACAACAACCTGCGAAACAACTTTTGGGGCGGGTATTTGATAAACTTCAACAACGGCATTCCTACGCCTGAAGAACAGGGCGATATTGAGCGCCAAATTAAGCGCAAGTTTTCGGGTACGGATAACGCTGGCCGCTTTGTGGTTACGTTCAACGATGATGTCAGCAAAGCACCGACATTGGAACCGCTCACTCCGAGCGACATGGACAAGCAGTTTGAGATTCTCAACAAGGCCATTCAGCAGGAGATATTTATCTCGCACCGTGTGGTAAACCCGATGCTGTTTGGCGTGAAAACCGAAGGCCAACTTGGAGGCAGGCAGGAACTGGTGGAGGCTTACGAGTTGTTTAAGGCAACGTATGTGAACGACCGTGTGCGGAAGGTGGAGCGGATGATAAACTACTTGGCTTCGTTCAATGGTGTTGAGGGAATCGAATTGATACCCGTTGAGCCGATAACTGAACGATTATCCGAGCAAGCCCTGCTGACCATTATGACGCCCGAAGAACTGCGGGAAAAAGCAGGCCTCCCTCCTTTGGAAAAGCAACCTGCTGACGTGGTTGGGCCGAACCCCCAGCCTGACGAGCAACCGCAAGCCCCTGCGCAGTTGAGCAACGACAACATCAAGAAGCTATCGGGCAGGGAGTACCAGAACCTCATGCGGATTGTGCGGCACTACGCACAGGACAAAATCACCTTGGAGATGGCTCGTACGATGTTGTCCGCTGGATTCGGCTTGAGTGCCGAGGAAGTCAACACCCTGCTCGGCGTGCAAGAGCAAAAGTTCAGCAATCCCAACGAGCCTTGGTGGGGTGAGGAGGATGACGAGAGCGACCTCGGTTGGGGCGATGAGGAGTTCAAGGTTTTGGAGGTGGTTGCCAGCAAGTTCGGCAGCAATGCGGACGAATATGTTGTCATGAACAGCAGGCCAATTCGATTTGATTCCGACTTGGACACTCAGGTGCGTCAAGCCTTTGCCGAACTTGGCGAGGAGGAGAAGGAGTTGGATAAGAAGATTGAGGCCTATCGCAAGAAGAACCGTGACGCAAGCGTGGAAGAGATGGCCAAGGAGTTCGGTGTCAGCAAGGCCAAGGTCGCCAAGCGTGTGGCCTACCTGATGAACAAAGACCGCTATCCCATCGCAAGGGCCGTGGACACCATCGCCAAAGAAGGCGCAAAGCCAACGGCAGAACCTGTGCTTGAGGTGCGGTACAAATACGCATGGGCGGCAGGATTCAGCAATGCCGACAAGGGCAGCAGCCGTGAGTTCTGCAAGGTGATGCTGGATTTGGCTGACCAAGGGAAGGTGTACACTCGGCAGGATATTGACGGCATTTCCAGCATTATGGGTTACTCCGTATGGAATCGCAGGGGTGGTTGGTATCACATGAAGAACGGTGTGAATCGTCCGCAGTGCAGGCACGTTTGGGAGCAGCAAATCGTCATCCGTAAAGGCAACAAAATCAGCAAAGCATGAAGGCACTATTCATAAGCGAGCAAACGCTCTTGGACAATTCGGTCATAAACGAAAACGTATCCTTTACGCAGATACGGCCAACGATTGTCAAGGTACAGGAGATGCGGATTCAGCCAATTGTCGGCTCTGCCCTGTACGGTGAATTGGTCGGGCAAGTGGTCAGCGGCACAACTACGGCCTTGAACAACACGCTCTTGGAGGACTACATCCAGCCTGCGATGGTGCAATGGTTGTACTATGAACTCCCGATGGTTCTTGCGTTTAAGTACATGAACAAGGGCATGGTTCGGCGTACAAGCGAGGAATCTTCGCAGATGAGCATGGATGAGATTACCCGGCTGACGGACAAGGTGAAGAACGATGCGGAGTGGTACTCGGAACGCATCACTCGCTACCTCATGGAGCAGCGTGCAAACTACCCGCTATTCAACTCACCACCATCGGCCCTTGATACTATTTACCCGAACGGAACCAACTACAACACAGGGATGGCATTGGATGCTCGGACTCTGCGCCGTGGTGCTGGGCTTGATAGACCATGGCCATACGGCTACGACCCCTACTGCAACAACTGCTAACGATGGGCGCACATTCTAAAAACATTCTGAAACTCCAAGCATATGTCATGGATAAAAATCAAGCAAGCACTCCTTGCGCTTGCAAATGCTCACCCGCAAGTAAACTCCTTCGGGACGGGGGACCCTCTTGCAATCGGAACGGACAACACGATAAACTTACGAACCCCAAGCCGTGAGCGCATCGTCTATCCGCTCGTCTTTGCGGATGTTCAGTCAGCGAGTACGGACTTGGGCAGTTTGGCTCTTACTGTGGGTGTCTATTTTAGCGACCGAGTGGAATCCATTGCCGCGATGGGTGGAGTGGTTTCGGGAAGCCCGACGCTGGGTTGGCAGGACAATGAAGACGAGGTTTTGAGCGACCAACTGCAAATCGCACAGGACTTCATTTCAAGCCTTACAAACGACCCGACGCAAGAGTGGACCCTAAGTACCTCCGTGTCGCTTACTCGCTTTGTAGAGAGCCGTGACGACCGCACGGCGGGGTGGGTGGCAACGATGTCATTCCAACTGCCATACGGCCACAACATTTGTGAAATTCCGACCTAACCTACATTTACCAATACAAGCAACCCCAATAAAATGCCTACACCTATTTTACAACAAATGCTCGGACAGGGCGGTTCCATGCGATTCGTGGACGCTGCGGTATCGGGCCAAAACTTTGACTTTATCGTGGTGAACACCGCCGCTACCTTCACGACCCTAACGGGTTCGGGAGGGGAGGATTTGCTGACTGCTTACGCTATGAGCGGCAAGTCCGTTTCCGCTGGCATCGTCATAAGCGGAAGGAACGGCGGCAAGATTACGGCGGTCACTCCGTCGGTCGGTAGCGTCATCGGATATACATTCCTGTAAGCGATGTTTTTAGGCTACGGCTACGGCTATCCATTAAGCACCCTGCAAGGCGGTGGCTTATCGGCTTCGGCATGGGCTGCCTTCAACACCCGTGCTGATGCGGATGGAGCAACCACGGCAGAGGCTGCGGTCAGCGGTTGCCTGTTCGGGAGATTCGCTACGATTTACAATTTCTAACAATGCCGACACCTTCCCTCCTGATAGTACCCGCACGATTCAAGTCGGGCAAGTTATACTCCCAAATCCCAACCAGCGGAGCAGGTGACTTCACGGTTACCCGTGCGACTGCGGCAACCCGTGTGAATGCGAGCGGCTTCATTGAATCGGTGGCTTCGGGGATACCCCGCTTGGATTACTTCGCAAGCGGTGGAACGGTTGGTTGCCCTGCATTACTCGTTGAGCCGAGTGGGAGTAACTTGGCGTTGCAGAGTGAGAACTTTGGCACGACTTGGAATCCTGCAAATATGCTTGCGTTTGGAAGCGGAAGTGTCTTAAATACTACGGCAACTCTTGACCCATACGGAACTAATGTTGCTGATTTTATTGTTGGAAATACGACAGTAGGCCAACATAGATTTGACCAAACCACAACATCAGTTTCTGGAAGTTATACTCTTTCGGTATTTGTAAAGGCAGGGGGCTATTCGTTTACCAGATTAAGAATTGGTTTGGCTGGTGCTGTTTTTGATTTGTCTTCGGGCGTAGTTGTTACGACTGATGCTGGTATAACTTCATCAATCCAATCCTTTGGAAATGGCTGGTTTCGTTGTATAATAGGAAAAGCCGCCTCCGCTGCTAACGAAATTATTCGCATTAATATGCAGCCAACTTCAAGCACAGCTGATTTTGCAGGCGATGGAACTTCGGGTATTTATGTCTTTGGGGCGCAATACGAAACAGGCTCGGTCGCAACCTCCTACATCCCCACCACCACAGGGTCAGTCACACGCAACGCAGACGTGGTTTTGGTGACAGGTGCGGTAAGTGGTAGTATCGGACAAACACAGGGAACGATTTATGCGGAGGTGGATGCGAGGAACTTTACTGTAAATTCAAGGCTTATATCCATAAGCAATGGAACGCAAAGCAATAGAATTACAACGTTATTCTTCGGAACTAATGTGATTAGATTATTAGCGACCGTCGGAGGATTAGGCCAAGTGGCTATTAATAGTTCATCCTTATCCGCTGGAATCATTAAATTCGCTATAGGATACGCCCTTAATGATTACGCCTTTTATGTCAACGGCGTGCAGGTTGGAACGAGTTCGTCAGCATTAGTTCCTGCATGCAATGCGGTGATTTTGGGAAGCGTTGATTCTTTGACAGGCTCGTCGGTTATGAACGACCGCATCCGTGCCGCTGCCCTCTACACCACCCGCCTGACCAACGCAGAACTCGCAGCCCTAACAACCCCGTAATGCCTACCTTTCGCAAATTCGCATTCCCATCGCAGAAGGTTGCAGACCAGTTGCTCGCATCCCTGCAACCGCTTGACACGGCAGTTCCGCTCGGAGAAATGGATGGATTGGTTTGCTTTGACATACTATTCCAAGACGCTTGCCCCAAAGAACTGACCTCGTACATCGTATGGCCCACGCCTTGCGGAGTGCATTCCTTCCTCGGTTGGGATGAGCAATACACCGCCGACTACCAAGAATTTGCAACACCCAGTACGAAATAACATTTCCAACTATGCGACTATTCCGCAAGCGTAACCCCGACAAACCCAACCTTATGCAGTCAGCCATCATCGCTCTCCTTCGCCATCTTCTTACATTCATCGGTGGCACACTCGTAGCCAAAGGGTTACTTGACGCAACCGCTTTGCAGGAAATTATCGGCGCATTAATTACCTTGCTTTCAGTGGGTTGGATGGCCGTAGAGAAAGTAAAGGGTAAACCCGAAGTTCCCAAGGCGTGAACTTAATCGAATCGACCATCATCGGCACGGTCAGCGCAGTCGTTGGCGGTGCAGTCGCTTGGATGACCAAGGGCAAGTTCACGGCCGATAGCCTGCAAGTGAAGCAAGCCCAAGCGGTGCTGGCGATGTGGCAGGCGACTGCCGAAGCACAAAACAAAGAGTTAACAGAATTACGCAATGAGTTATTAGTTTTGCGTCAACGGATTGAGTCATTGGAAAATACTATCCATATACTTGAATCCGAAAACGCATCACTAAAAGCCATGCAATGATTCTAACAACCACCAAACACAACCGTAACATCCACGAAGTAGCCTGCCAATCGGGGCAGGAGTTTCTACTTATCTCCGACCTGCATTGGGATAATCCCCATTGTGACAGGGGGCTGCTGACCAATCATCTTAAAGAGGCGCAACGCCGTAATGCGGGCATTATCGTTAATGGGGACTGCTTTTGCCTGATGCAAGGGCGTGGCGACCCACGGCGAAGCAAAGAGGATATTCGCCCCGAACACAACAACGCACGCTACTTGGATTCTATCGTCAACACCGCCGTGGAATGGTTCAGCCCATACGCCAAGAACCTGCTCCTGCTCGGCTACGGCAACCACGAAACCTCCATCATCCACCACCAAGAAACCGACATCCTGCAACGCTTCGCCAGTACCCTCAACTACGCCACAGGGTCAGCCGTTGAAGTCGGTGGCTACGGCGGCACGATAGACATCCGTGTCCAGCACGACCCTCTGCGCTCCAAGAACTTCGTCGTGCATTACTACCACGGTGCAGGAGGCGGAGGCCCAGTCACGAAGGGTGTCATCCAAGACCAGCGCCTGCTCGCAAGCACCGAAGGCTACGACCTTACGTGGATGGGCCACGTCCACGAATTGTACTACCACCAAAACATCATTCACCGCTATGACCGTGCTACCAAGACCCTCATTCAAAAACCTGTTCACCAACTGCGTACTGCGACGTATAAAGAGGAATGGGATGGCGGGTACATGGGCTTTCACACTGAACGAGGAAGAGGCCCGAAGCCTCTTGGAGGCTATTGGATGAAGTTGGAAACCTCTCGGAACAGCAGCAAGGATAATAACGGTCCAGAGGTCCAAGTCCACGCAACGTTCACCCCTGCGGATAGGTTATACTAAGTCGTACGAATAAATCGTACACCTAAAGTATCGGAATCCGCTACCTTGCGCAATGGATTACTCTGCATGACAAATCACGCATTGTCGCTATTAATGGTGGGTTTGTCATTCTTTGCCCCTGCCGTTAGGTAGAGGTAGCCGTACTCTTTTTCTGCGCTGAATTGAGGACAAGCCTTTGTCACCCCTGCGAAATCCCTATGCCCGCATATCCGAGCCTTGGGGTACTTTTGAAGCCAACCGAGCAACACCGCTGCAATCGCTTGCCTCTGCTGGATAGAGCGGTCATCCTCATCCTTGCCGCCGATGTAACTGACGTGCAGGCTTGTTGAATTATGACCCTGCACCCCGTTGGTGATAGCCGAATCGGGTGCCAGTTGCACGATATTCCCGTTGGCTTCAATAATCTTGTGGTAGCCCACGGACTTCCAGCCAAGCGCTTCCTTCCAGTACCTGCGGATGGATGCGATGGTGGTGTTCTTCGGGGTAGCCGTGCAATGGACGACAAGGTGGGTGATGGTTCGCATGGCTATTCTTCGGGGTTTAAGAGGTGGTAATAGTCAATGGTATGGTCCTCATCGTTGGGCAATCCTGACGCATTCACGCCCTCAACGTTATTCCATTGGGCTTTGGCAGGGTCGTAGCCCAGCAAGTCGCAGGCCCTGCGATACTCGCAGAGGAGGACGTGGTTTTCTTCGAGTTCTTGGGCTGAAATTGAAATCATAAGCCGCTCCAAGGCGTTTGTGAGGGCTTTTGCGGGTCGAGTGGAGTGGTAGGTCATGGTGCAAATTTATACGCTATCGGGTGCATTTATGGCGAAAATTAGGAATTTATACCGCTTCGGGTACAATGCCCTGAAAAAAAAAATAAAAAAATTTGACGCAAGAAGTCGCAAAAAGGAAAACGGTTGTATCTTTGACCTACAAACCAACCACTAAACCCAAAACCCATGAACAAACTCGAACGCTACTGCGACGCAATAATGCTCGTAGTCACCTACATCGGAGGCATCGGTGTCTGCCTTTGCATCCTCCGCTGGCTCATTCATTACCTAACCCTCTAAACCACCAAACCATGCACAAGTTCAAAACCACCAACATCAAAGGGAAGGACTACGTGGAGGTCAACCAACGCCTCCTGTACTTCCGCAACGAGAAAGCTTACGCCGATTGGAGCATCGAATCCGAACTCGTTGACCTGCAACCCGACCGCTGCTGCATCCGTGCCGTCATCCGTGATGCCGAAGGCCGCATCAGGGCAACAGGACACGCACACGAAGACCGCACCAGTAGCATGATAAACAAGACCTCGTATGTCGAGAACTGCGAAACCTCTGCCTTCGGTCGTGCCTTGGCTGCCTTGGGTATCGGCATCGAAACATCCATTGCATCCGCCAACGAGGTCAGCATGGCAATCGCCCAGCAGGCTAACCTTGATGACCTCACCGACCGCCTTGGCTTGGTTTCGACTTACTCCGACCTCGA